CCTTTGCAGAAGGTACTCAAGCACCATTTGGTGTTGGTGATTATATCAGTTTAACTGCAAATGGACAATCATATTATGATTTCTCTCATCAGAGAGTTGCATCAGTAGATACATCTTCTGGTGTAAATGGTTATTTCCAAAGTAGAATTACTGTGAGTTATAATTCAAGTGGAATTGTGACTGCCTTTGCACCAACTGATGCAACCGCAGTTATTTCTCAAAAGATTGCTGCTTATGGAGCAGGTGGTGGTGGAACACTTTATTATCAACAAGTACAAATTACCAACCAAGCCTGATGAAACTCATTACCGAAGAAATAGAATCAGTAGAAGTTATTACCGAAAGCGTAAATGGTAAGAAGACTCTATTTATTCAAGGACCTTTCCTTCAAACGGAAAGATATAATCGTAATAATAGAATATATCGTCTTCCAATAATGGAAAGGGAAGTTAAAAGATATACTGAACAATATGTACATAAAGGAAGAGCACTTGGAGAACTTGGTCATCCAGATGGTCCAACAGTAAATCTTGATAGAGTTTCACATAAAATTGTGGAATTGACTCAAAAAGGAAATGATTTTATTGGTAAGGCACAAATTCTTCCAACTCCAATGGGTAAGATTGCAGAGGCACTCTTAAACTCTGGAGTTACTCTTGGAGTATCTTCTAGGGGTATAGGTTCTGTAAGAAGAAATAATGAAGGGTATAGTGAGGTTGGTGAAGATTTTATGCTTGCTACTGCTGCAGATATTGTTGCAGACCCTTCTGCCCCTGATGCATTTGTTCAGGGAATTATGGAAGGTAAGGAGTGGATTTGGGAAGGAGGAATTCTTCGTGAACAAGTTGCAACTAAAATTCAAAGAAGAATTAATACTCTTTCTGACCAAAAACAACTTGATGAGCAGAAATTAAATCTGTTCAACGATTTTCTAGCAAATCTTTAAATTATAAATAAATATAGATTTAATACAGGTAAATCGGAGAGTTCAAATGTCTCGTGGAGATCTACAAGAAATGGAAGTAGGCACTAAGCAATCCAAAACTGCTGTGAATACGAATGCTAAAGCAGCAGATGCGATGCCAAAATTAGCTGGCGGCGCTGTCGCTGGGCAAACTGGTAGTTGGGAAGACCTCGGAGGTCCAACCCCAGAAAACTATAAATCGGATGATGATTCAGCAAAACTGAAGACTCCTGGTGCAACACTCAAGCAAGTTAGAGATGTTGTAAACAAGGGTGCAAAAGGTGCTGACCCAATGAAAGGAATGAAGGAAGATTCTGATTATGATGAAGATGAAGAACTTCTAGAAGCAAAAGAAGAAGAGGAAGAAGACGAAGACGAAGGGAGTGAAGAAGATAAGAAGGAAGATAAAAAAGAATATGGTAAAAAGAATCCTAAGAAATCTGAAGAAGATGATGAGGATGAAGATGAAAAAGAAGATATGGATGAAAGTTTTGAAATTGAAGAGGATGTAAATGCTCTTCTTGGTGGCGAAGATCTTTCAGAAGAATTTAAAGTAAAAGCAAAAACAATTTTTGAAGCTGCTTTAAAATCTAAAGTTTATGAAATTAAGGAATCTCTTGAGTATCAATATGATCAAAGATTGATTGAAGAAGTTGAAATCATCAAAGAAAATCTTAGTGATCGTGTTGATTCCTATCTAGAATATGTTTCTGATGAATGGTTTGCAGAAAATATTCTTGCAATTGAGCAAGGTCTTAAGTCAGAACTTACCGAATCATTCATTTCAGGAATGAAAGGTCTTTTTGAAGAACATTATGTAGAAATCCCTGAAGATAAATATGATGTGTTAGATAGTATGGTAGTAAAACTTGATGAAATGGAGACAAAACTCAACGAGCAGATTGAGAAAAATGTTTCCCTTAACAGGCGTCTCGCAGAGTCGGTTGCTGATGGAATCTTAGATCAAGTTTCTGAGGGTCTTGCGATTACTCAGAAAGAGAAGCTCGCCTCACTTTCCGAAAGTGTTGAGTTTGAAAGTGAAGCAGAATATCGTGAAAAATTGGAGATATTGAGGGAGTCATACTTCCCAACTCATAGAACTCCAAAAGCTAAAACTGAAACGTTATCAGAAGGTGTAGATAGTTCACCTGAATCAATTTCAGGAACAATGGCTTCTTACTTGAAAACTCTTTCAGCATTCAGCAAATAACTGATTTTAATATTAAATCAAACGCAAAAAACACACTTACTAAAGGTAAAAGCAAATGTTTCAATCAGAACATCTGCAGGAAAAGTGGGCACCACTTCTCAACTATGAGGGTCTTGATCAAATTAAAGATTCCCATCGTAGAGCTGTAACCGCAGTCCTGTTAGAAAATCAAGAAAAATTCTTAAGAGAGCAATCTTCTTTTGATAATGGATCTATGAGTATGCTCATGGAATCACCAACCAACTCAACTGGTACTGGTGGTTTCAGTGGTGGTTCTGCTTCTGGTGGTCCTACCGCAGGTTTTGATCCAGTTCTAATCTCACTCATTCGTCGTTCAATGCCTAACTTGGTCGCTTATGACCTCGCAGGTGTTCAACCAATGAGCGGTCCTACTGGACTCATCTTCGCAATGCGTTCACGTTACACCAATCAGTCCGGTACTGAAGCATTCTACAATGAAGTAGATTCAGCATTCTCTGGACAAAATTCAGCGTTTGATAACGTTGGATTTGGTAGCACTGCTGCTGGTATTGGTACTACTGCACAATCTGGAACCAACCCATCAGTTCTTAACCCTGTTGGTGGCACTGGCGATCAAACTGCATATAACGTTGGTAACGGTATGCAGACTGGTGATGCAGAAGCACTTGGAGATGGTGCTGGTGGTGACCAGTTCAACCAGATGGCATTCTCAATTGAGAAAGTCACTGTTACTGCAAAGTCTAGAGCACTCAAGGCTGAGTACTCATTAGAACTCGCACAAGACCTCAAGGCAATTCATGGTTTGAATGCTGAAGCGGAATTGGCAAACATTCTCTCAACAGAGATTCTTGCTGAAATCAACCGCGAAGTTATTCGTACCATCTACAAGGTTGCTGAGCAAGGTGCTGTTCAAAACACCGCTACTGCTGGTGTATTTGACCTTGACGTTGATTCCAACGGTCGTTGGTCAGTTGAGAAGTTCAAGGGTCTCTTGTTCCAAATTGAGCGTGATGCTAACGCAATCGCACAAAGAACTCGTCGTGGAAAGGGCAACATCATCATGTGTTCTGCTGACGTTGCTTCAGCACTCACCATGGCTGGTGTTCTTGACTACACCCCTGCACTCAACGCTAACCTTAGCGTTGATGATACCGGCAATACCTTTGCTGGTACTTTGATGGGCAAATTCCGTGTATATATTGACCCATATTCGGCTAACTTGACCTCAGGTAATACAACTCCTGGTAATCAGTACTATGTTGTCGGTTATAAGGGTTCTTCCCCTTATGATGCTGGACTATTCTATTGTCCTTATGTTCCTCTCCAAATGGTTCGTGCCGTTGGTGAGAACAACTTCCAACCAAAGATTGGCTTCAAGACCCGTTACGGCATTGTTGCTAACCCATTTGCAGAAGGAACCACTCAAGGTCAAGGTAGATTGCAAGTTAATGCAAACCGTTACTACAGACGTGTTGCTGTAAAAAATCTCATGTAATTTTACATGCAGTTTTCAAGGACCCATTAAGGGTCCTTTTTTTATAAATAAAAATGTAAGAATAAATTGTGAACAATGCCTAGACCTATTACAAATACTTCCGGATACTATGGTGACGGAAGAACAAAAAGAAAGGCAGAAAATCATAGACTAAACATAATGATGCGTAGGGATAAACATAAGCAACAATTAGTTGAGCATTTTAATAATAAATGTGGAGATTGTGGAAATAGTTTTCCTATTTGCTGCTATGATTTTCATCATATTGACCCATCAAAAAAATCATTTGAAATTGCTCCAAGATTAGATGGAAACATTGAAACAATTATGGAGGAAGTTGCCAAATGTATGATGATTTGTTCTAATTGTCATCGTATTAGACATTATAAGGAAAAGAGAAATAAATAGTTAAAAAAATGTCATCAAATCAAATAGATAACCGCAATTTTTTATCACCTACAGGGTTTAAGTTTTCTTTAAATAGAAGTCCCAAAGTAGCATTTTTTTGCAATCAAGCAAATATACCAGATATTAATTTGGGTATTGCCGTTCAACCATCATACTTAAAAGATATTGACCAACCAGGAGATAAAATAATTTTTGGTGAT